TCTCAGCAGTAAATTGTAATTCTTTTGGAATTATCATTTTTCTACCAGAAGAAGCAATTTTTAAGCCTCTTTCATCGACAAATCCAGCAATGTCAATTAATGACTGCTCGAGTGAAGTTTCGTTAAGATCTGCAGCAGTTGCTAGAACGTTTGAGAAAGTTCCACCAGTTGCAAGTGGGTGAGCGTTTCCGATTAGGGATTCACCGTCTCCACCAACAGCAGTAGTTACTTGCGCATTGTTCAAAACATTTGCAGCTTTAACTTGCTTCGTGTTTGCCATAGATCTTGCAAGAGCTCTTGTGTATCTGCCCGCAAGTCTATCGTATAGGTTGTCTTCGATCGCTTCTTCAGTAATAGCAAATGCTAAAGCGATAGTTTCGTGGTTGTATCTAGCTGTGAAAGTTTCACCTGCTTGATCGAACACTACTCCAGCACCTTCTTGTTTAGTTGGTGCAGAAGCGAAACCGCTTAACATTACTTCTTCTTCAAAAGCTCTGTCAGATGTTTCAGTAGAGAAAATTTCAGCATGCTGATTTTCGTATCTACTATATTCCAGGCCGAATAAAGCATTCAAACCTGGCTCTAGTTCTTTAACTAGCTGTGATCGTGATATTGCCATAGTTATTCTCCTTTATCCTATATGCCTGTGCCACTTCTATAGAAGTGATTATTGATTCTAACAAGAATGTTAGCATTTGATACACTTGTATCCTGATTTTCAGGATCTTGTGTGATATCAATTGCTTGAACCGCGAAAGTAGCTGCAGTACCTGAGGCACTTACATCTAATTGTACGCTTGATATTCCTGTTTGTGTTACACCGGTTGCAGTTGTAACAGAGTAGTTTTTGAACAAGTCCGCTCTAGTAAAAGCCTCGTCTGCGTCCATTAAAAATACTGCATCTGGATCATCAACAACAAAGGCAGTAATATCGCCTTGAGTTGGTGTGATTGAACCAGGGTAGTAATTTCCGTACGTTGGCTTTTGAGTAGTTGGATCGTTGTAAAAAACTCCGTTAAAAACACCCACAACAGCATCACTAGTATTGCCAGTATGTCTTTCGATATTACCAGCCGTAGTAGGCTGTACCAAGTCACCTTGGAATATCGCAGTTGCATAACCTGCTGCAATTGTGTATCTGTTTTGGGCTCCTGCTAATGGTGTACCATCTAGTTTTCTGTATGGTCTAAGACCAAACTTTTCCAGTTGATTTGACATTGTCAGTTCTCCTTAACTTAGTTAGTTTATATTAATCCAAGCTATCTGTAGTAGGTAGTGCAAAAAAATTATTTCTTACGACCACCACCAAAGGTAACTCTAGACTGTCTATCAATATTGATAGGCATGTCCGGGTGTTGCTCCTTCATAAGATCTCGATCTATCGCGTCTGTTCTATCTTGAGTAATTTTTCTAAAATACTCAGCACGACTTTTCAATATCTCCTCCGGTATCCTTGCCAACACAAGGCCACCAATTCCGATCAGACCAGCATGTTTGCCTTCATGAATAACTGGGTAATCATGTTCACCGAGTTCACTTAAAATAGTTTCGGCTTTAACAAATTCCCATCCTTCTCTTAATTTCTTAGATACATTACCTGGATCTTCGAAACCGTTAGTAGAAGTTCTTATCCATCTGTGTGCATAACCTTGCGGTGCAGCTGGCGCATCCAAACTGGATGGTGGAGTCCAATCTTTCTTTCTAGAAAGTTTAATTCTAGATTCAGACTCGCGTGAAGTTTTTACTTTAGTATTCATATTAAGATCCTTCCTTCACGTATTTTGCGTATTCCTCTAGTGGCACCCCTAATTTCTTAGCGATAACTACCTGTGATTTGGTGAGTTTCACAGACTTGCGTCCACCTGATCTTCTGCTAACAGAAGCTACGTTTTGGACGGGTGTAGCTTTTGTTGTTTCTTCAGTAGAAGATTCGGCAAATTTCTGAGGAAAATACTCCTTCATACGTTTGTTGATTTGATTATAATAGCCATCACTCTCCGCGTCAATTCCCTCCTGCAAAAGGTCTTCGTGTATTCCCATAGCAGCAGAAGTTAATACTCTATCAGATCCAAACCATTCATTATCTGTAGCCCACTCTTGAGCTCTAGTACTAATTTGTGGTTGAGGAGCCTCAGTTTTTTCGACAGGTTGTGACTCTATTTCTTTTTTCTTAGACTCTTTTTCAGCAAGGGTCATGGAAACTTTTTCTTTCTCAACAGCTAATTTAGTAAGCTTATCTTGAGCTTCCATAATTAACTCTGAGTCTTGAGAATCTAATGCTGTTCTTAATTCAGCTTTTGCCTTATCTCTTTCTGAATCAACTCTAGCATTATATTCGTTTAAGTAGTTAGTATCAGTTTCTTCAAATTTCTTTTCTGCACTTTCATACTTATTTTTTAAACCTTTAGCATAATCAACAGCAGCTCTTTCTCTACGCTCTGCTTCTTTTGCTTGAAAGGTTAATTTTTTTATTCTTTTTTGAACTTTATCAGAATAATCTTGTAGACCTGATTCCTCTTCTTTTTCTTCTACTTGTTCAAATTTAGTTTCGACTTTTGGTTCTTCGTCTTCTTTAGTTTCTTGCAGAAGTTCTTTGGCGCTTTTACCACCACCACTTACATCTACATAACCTAAATCTACGTCTTGTTTTTTTTCAAAAGCTTCATCTGAAACTTTTGGTGCATCTACTTCAATTGTTTCTTCATTAACACCAGATGTGTCTATTTCAACTTCTGGATTTTTTTCTTGTATGTCTGCCATTTAGTCCTCCTAGTAATGGTGCAAAATATCGTTGGGGTCGTTTATAGTTGAAATGACTTCATCATCATTTAAAACTCTTACTTCTCCTCCGTCTATTTTGAATCTTGAACCTGCGTACCTACTAAAAATTATCCATTCATTTAGTTTGCACCAAGGGCCTTTAGGAAATTTTTCTTTGTCATGATAACAAAGATCTCCCATTTTTAATACTAGACCACACACTGTAGTCATTTGTATTGTTTCTTGTGTAGTATCAGATAACCACAAACCACCTTTGGTTTTTTTAGGCCCTGCAAATGGCAGAACTAAAATTCTATATCCAGTTGGTGTTGGTAATTTATCTAATGTTGATTTGTCGATCGCTTTTGGATCAAGGACTGTTTCGACTTCATCTTTTGCCTTGTAGGCATCTAGAAGCGCTTCAGTCCGTTTCGGTGTCTCCGTGGACTCTATCATCTTCATACTCCGTTGTTGTCAGCAGGTCTTTAAGATCCTGTTGCAGATCCTCAAGAGATCTGATTTGACCCCTAACATATTGTAGTTTCTCCATGGTGTCAACACCATATATAGCGTGTGACTTGAGTCTAACCAAAGCTTTCTTAACTTTATGTTGTACGAGTGATATTGTATCTATATCCATTATTTTCTTTTTAATGAAATTTTACTTTTACCTTGTTTTAATAATTCAAAACCATATTCGTTTACTATTATTTTTAATACTGCATCCATGTCATAATAAGGATAATCATCAAAAATAAACACCGAACCTGGTTTAGATCTTTTTCCAAAAAAAATTGCTTCATTAATAACATCAACAGTTTTGTGTGGCCCGTCAAAATGAACTAAATCATAAGTATTTATGATTTCTTTTTTTTCTCTGTAAATAGGTACACCATCATGAAAACTTTTCATAAATTCATCATCATCTAATTGGTACAATGTAAAATTTTCAAAGTTTAAGTCTCTTAATAAATCAACTTTCATACTATTTGTATAATTACAAACAATTGAAGGTTGGTTATCAAAATGTGGGTAAGATATATTACCGTAAGGATCTATACCAATGTGCCAGTGTTTTTTATGTTTAAGATTTTCAAGAATTAACTTAGAACCTAGTCCCTGTCTCACCCCTATCTCTACTGTAAATAAATTATCTGATGCTAAGGATTCACAGGCTTCTATTAATATTTCGTATTCTTTACTATCGCCACCTATCATAATTTGAATTGTTGAAGAACTTGTATTTTTTCTTCTGCTTCTGCTATTTTAGTAATTAACTTATCTAGTTCATCAAGGTGTTGTGGGTGCTCACCAATCGCTACAGGTTTTTCTAGATATATTTGAATAGTTGCATCCGCTTCAGATATTTGAGCATTGTATCTATCTTCTAGTGCTTGTAGCAATGTTGCTCTTAGACTCATAACGAATCTATATATTATCTAGGGTTTTTGTAAACTAAAAAACGCCTTCGAATTTAGTGCCTTTGATTGCAGCACCTACACCTCTACAATAGCCACCTTCTTTCATGGTAGGAACGTTTCTATTGATCATTGCATTTTCTCTTGCGTCTTCGTAAGTTTCTACAACTGCAGGATTTCCCATTTTACCTGGTTTGTATTTCTTTTTTTTAGGATCTTTAGGATCCACAGGATCTTTAGTTGGTTTATTTGCAACAGTTTTTTTATTTGATACTTTTCTTAATGGCATTATATTTTTCCTTGTTTCTTTAATTTCTTTATATCACCTTTTGTAAGACCTGTTAAGTCCACCTTAGGTTTTACCGATGTAATATCTGGTGATACTTTATTAAGTTTCCAAGGTCTAAATAGTTTTTTTATCCATTTCCACATTTTATGTCCTTACGTTAGCTGGTTTTGGCCCTGCATTACTTACTGATCTCTTTCTGGCAACAGCAGAGGCCTTTTGCGACTTTGACATCGCTGTGGCTTTTGCAAGTGGTACGCACTTCGGATACTTCCGCTTTGAACCACTGGCAGATTTTCTTCCACACTCTTGAAACTTGCCACCTTTTTTCTTTGCTCCAATATCTACCCATTTTTCATTAAACCATTTTGTTAATCCACCTGTTTTCATTGCAGGCACACAATTTGGAACCATACGATTCCCTTTTTTCTTCATTCCTTTTTGAACATAACCTTCCCAACAAGAACCTTTCTTGTTCATTACTTCACACCTTGAAAGTTAAGTCCTCTTATAGCTGCACCACCGCCTCTTACTAATTTTACTGTGCTTAAACTTTTTGCTTGTCCTGCGTGTAATTTAGAAGCTTTTTTTAAACCCTTAATAACTTTCTTAATTTTTATTTCAGCGCCTTTTGCAGCTTTCTTAGGTCCCCAATCTTTTCTTTTTACTCCTGATGGATCTTTTGCTTTACCTGCACATATTTTTGATGCATATGCGTTAGCATAAGCTGATGGATAAACTTTAAATTTTCTTTTTGCGGCTGCTTTGCCTCTAGCACATAACTTTGTCATATTTTTTGCATCCCTGGATTAGTTGATAGTATATTTTTTTTTGCTCTAGGTCTAGCTACTGAATCTTTACTTCTTTTACGTAGTTGAGCAATAGCAGATTCTTTTAATGCTCTTTCTTTTCTTAATTTTTGTAAGTCTCGTTCTAAATTCATTTTTTGTACCCTAACCCTGTTGTTCTATTTCCATATAATTTTGTCCAAGACCATGAAGTCAACTTAGTAGACCAGTGATATATAAGTGTAATTAAATATTTCATTTCTTATCCTTATTCATTCCGCCCCTGAAGATCTGAGTTCCCTTAATACCATAAATGCTCGCAACGACAAGGATCCACAGGTTTGTGAACCATGACGGGAGCTGTGAGAACATCTCGAAGAACAATTTTACCTTGTCCATCGCTCCTGGATCATCACTTATGACAGCCCAACTCAGGACTGCTATGGGCGCTGACAAAATTATCAAAACTGCCTCGTCTTTCCAGTCCGAATTTCTTGATTCTAAAAGTTTACCTTGGTAAGCTTCCTCACCTTGAGCCATCTTTCTTGCATGCATCATTTGTGCGTCCGCCATCAGCATCTTCGTCTCTTGACGTTTTTTGAAGATGTGCGTACCTGCTTGTGCCGCCAATTTTATCGCGCTTAACCACATAATATTTATCCTGTCTCCTTTTACTCATGAATTCTATCATTTTATCCATTATTTGGAAACCCCTGTAGCCGTTCTGCCTCCATCTCCAAGTTGGAGTGTGGTGTGGTTTTCTTATTTTACAGGGAAACATCTGACCCCCGAACATATCTACAAATTTTTGTAGCGTATCTCGGTCTGTCATCTCTATTGTGCAAGCAAATTCTTTTTTTCTTCCTATCCCCTTTGACCAAATGCCAAAACTTCCTTCTCCATCAAATATTCCAGCTAGAAAAATTAATTTAGACGATACTGGAAGACTTTCGTATGAGTTTTTTGGTGTACTTTTTAACACTTTTAAACTTCTTTTCGGTTAGTCCTTGTGGGTTTGGCCCTCTTTTAGGAGGTGGGCCACTACGTACACCTCCGCTTAAACCTTTTCTCATTTTTTGTTCATTTTTTCTCTAGCAACTTGTAATCTTTCATCTGATTGTTGGTCTTGTGTTGCAAGTCTATCATAATCAAAATCAAGTCTGTCTGCCGCTCTTTGATTTTCTTGATCTGCTCTAAATTTAGTCTCTTCTGCTTTTCTTTGAAGATCCATAGCTCTTAAATCAATTTCTTGTTGTTTAATTTTAATTAATGGGTCCTCTTTATTCTGATTTGCATTTTCAGTTTGTACTAACTCTTGAGTTATCTGTGCTGCAACCTTTGCAACTTCAGCTTCAAACATAATTTCAAACTGTTGAGGATCCTGTTGAGCCATTTGTGCCATTTCAGGATTTTCCATAACCATTTGTTTAACTTGTGCTTTAGCTTTAAAAGAAACGTGATCAGAAATATGCGATTGTAGTAGTGCATATACCTGAGGATTAATTTGTACCATTCTTGATGCCATAAATGCCATGTGTGCAGCAATGTGTGCATCGTGATCTTGGAATTCAAACGCTGTAAGCAACTTCATTTGAAGTGCCCGTGCATTTTCTTTTGCAGGATCTAAAGGTTCTGGCTGTTTTGGTGGTGGTTTTAGAATTTGATCTATAGTTTTAGTTCCAAGTGCTTCATAAACACGTCTGTAGGCTTCGTGTAAGTTGTGCATTTGTGGATTTGACTGTGCAATTTGCAATTGTGCTTGTGCAAGTGTTACTCTTTGTGACATAGACATAATATTTGGGTCTGCCACAGGTAAAATATCTATTCTGTTATCAAAATCTGCTTGTTTTATTTGTCTTGGGCCACCATAAACATCATAAGGATACTCTGGTGGTAAAGATTCACCACAAATTCTTGCTAAAATCTTAAATTCTAATCTCATTGCGTAGTAACAACGTTTGTGAACACCACTCATTACACGTGATCCTCTTTCCATAAGTGCAACAGTAGTTCCAACAGCTCTGTTTTGAGCATCATTACCAATATTTGAATCTGTTATCGCTGCAAACTTTTGTCCTGCTTGAACAACGAAGCCCATCAAGTTGTAAAGTGTAGGTGATGGCTCTGTAAACGGTAGATTAAAAAACTGATCTCTAATATTTCCTCCAGGTGCATCCACATCTCTGAACTCTCCTGGTTGAATCGGCTGATCATCATCTCTAACTCTAATACCACGTGATTTAAAACCTGCTGGTAAATTTTTTAAAGTACCTGCATCAATTAATTGTCTTAGAGATTGAGTTGCTGCTTGTGATAAACCACCAATCATATGTGTTAAACCAAAACCATAAAAACCTAGTCCTGGTAAAAATTTGTAATGAACAAAATATTCTGTTCTAGCGTAAGTTATGTCATTAGGTTTGTAGTTTCTGTAAATAGATAAAACTTCTCCACTACCTTCATCAATAGTTACAATGTATGGAATTTTAATCTTCTTAGCTTTGTCATCAAAGTCTTCAAAATCATCTAGGTTTAAATCTACATGCATTTCTAAAATTGTGTTTAAATAATCTGTACCCGTGTTTTTAATACCTTCTAATTCATTTAGTTTCTTTTCTACTGAATCGGGTTCTGTAGTTGAATCAATCAATTCTATATCTCTATAAAATCCTGCTGCCATTTTTTTAGTGACATCGTTAGTTGTCATTTTAATAACATGCGTAATTCTCTCACAGTCTTTTAAATCTGATGCGTAGTATGGAACTACTAAATCTTCTGCTGGTATAAATTTAGATACAGGTCTATCTAATAATGCATCGTAATAAATTTTCTTAAATGTAGATCCTGATAAGGGTAGATAAAATAACATCTGATCCATGTCAGTTGTGTAATCTTCCATCTCCTCCATCAGCAGGTAGTTCATATAATCTTTAACTCTATCTGCTTGTTGTTCGGTAGCCGGTGTTTGTAAACCTATGACTTGTGTTCGAACTGGCCCATCAGATGGTACGAGTTCCTTGTATGCTTGTGCTTGGAATTGTGTAACCGATTCAGCTAACAATGGATGCGTGACACCGGAGGCTCCTTTAAATGGTCTTGATACTTCTTGGTATCTAGTTCCTAATAAATCTAAACCTTTAATATAAGCATCTTCCCATTCTTTTCTAGATGTCTTATCTTTTTTATATTCTTCAATAAGTTCCAGAGCCATCTCTTTAAGCTCTCGCTCATCCATGTCTTCTGCAAGGTTTGCATTAAAATCGTCTTGAGGTCTTTCCTCTACAACCTCTTCTTCTCCTTCAACTTCTACATCAATTGGAAGACCCTCAGGTTGTTCAACTACTTCTTCTGCTAATTCCTCTGTTACTTTTTCTACTGCCATGATTAATTGTACCTTATTGGTTTAAACATATCCACTACAAGTCCGCCTTTGGACTTATAAGTTTTTTGTGTATTTCTCATTAGTGGAACTACTTTAATCGCATATGCATCGAAATACAAGCGTGGATCCCCTGCTGGAATATTTTTAGTTCCCTTTTCTGGATTCATACCAGAACTAGTGTGATATGTGCTTTTAATTTCTTTTCCTTTTAACGGGTGATCTGATGGGTATTTGAAGTTATCACTACTAACATTTTTATATGGTTTTGTTGGATCTGACAGAGATATCTTTGTTGGCCCTGCGCTTGATCCATAGAACCTTGCGTTCTTACCCATAACATCTGGAAGTACTGCTTTACCCTTTTTACCTATACCTTTACCATTAGAATAACCGTAAAATCTTTCGTTACCAGCTTTGTAACCTTGTCTGAAACTTACTTTGTCAAACGGGGCAACGGCTACGTAATCAACATTCTCACGTGCAGCCTTCTGCATCAAATATTTTATTGCATGATCTCCGTATGAATCTGATTCAACCATTGGGAAGTAATCTTTTTTATCATCACTGTAAGTATTTCTTTGAGTAGTTAATCTTTTTAATTTTGTATTGATATCTTTCATAGATGCACTAATAGCATTTACTCTACCAAACTCATTTTTAGCAACAGCTTCATCTAAATCCTTAAGCATTCGACCACGTTGACCTACTAGTAAATTTAATTCTATTTCAGCATTAAAGGGATTCAGTCTTCTCTCTCCTGATAGTTGTGCGGCTTTAGTCATACTTTTTGCAATACTCTGGTTTACATCAGATTGTATTTCATTGATCATAAATACTTTTTTACCATCAGGTGTGAACCTTGTATCAAATCTAATATGATAAATATTATTTGTATCTCCAATCTCCTCTGTAAAGTGTCCACCTTTATTTCTAAATTTTGCGTTAGTTGTAATATCTTCTGGAAGTGTAAAGATAGTTTCTCTGTAATCTTTACCCCCTTGTAATGTGTAATTAGATTCATTTCCGTATCTTGTCTTTGTAGCCTGCATTGGTCCAACTTTGTTATTAATATCACCAATAACTTTGTTCAGTGTTTTTTTTTCATCTACAGATACCATTCCAGATTTTGTCAAATTTTTTAATGTATCATTTATATCTCTTAGAGATCCCCTACTTGGAACACCGCTATCAGCTTTTAAATAGTATTGCAGTTGATCTAATTCATATTTTATAGCATCATTATCTTTGTATTTGACTTGTAAATCTCTAACAACATTCCTTGCATTCTTTGCTGATACATCAAATGCTTCTTGTGCACCTTTGTTAACACCGAGTTCAATTGGTTTTAATCTATTAATAGGGTTGAGTTTGATCATTGCTCCTATTTCATTAGCATCAAGCTTTAAACCAAATTTCTTTGCTGCATATAACAGGCCACCTGTTAGGTCTCCTGCTTCATTGAATACTGCTAAATTGGAATCGAATAATTCTTCTTTGGATACACTAACTTCTTTACCGGCAAAGGGACCTTGATCGTATTTAAATCTTTTTTGTTCACGGACCGTTTTCTGTGCAGGCTTACCAAATATTTTAAAGTTTACTTTTCTAGTAGATGTTAAATGATCTAGCCACTCATCTGCAGTGTACTTAGATCTACCCATTCTCATTGCCCAGTCATATGTTGATGAACCAAAAGCAGGTGCTAAGTCATCACCCATCTGCAGGGGTTTTGTTTTCTTTAAAACTACAGGTGGGTTTTTTAATTCTTGTGTAACTAATTCCTTAGCCTGTGCCTGTGAAGGTTTAGGTGTGTAAGTTATTTGATTTGTCTGTTGTCCGGTGGTCGGTGTTGCTGAAGGTTTTTTCGCCTTGAGTAATTCCTTACCAGCTCTGAGTAATGCCTTTAGGGACATTGTCCCTCCTATGTAATTTTAGTAGGTTTGTTTCTACCTAGTTTGCATTTTACTTTTACTGATGTTCCTGACTTGTAACCCATAGGTCTTTGCATCATGCCACCACCCATTTTACCAGAGGCCTTAAGTCCTTCTAATAATCTTTCTTTTTTCATAGGAGTAACTTTATCTTTTAAACTTTCTCTTACACCTTTTCCAGTTTTTCTTCCTTCATATCCTTTTGTATATGAAGATTCTCCACCAGAAGAATATTTCTTCATCATGCCACCACCCATTTTTTT